AGAGGCAGTAGCGGCTCCAATAACAACAGATGAAGCACAACCAAGTGCTAATGATATTCTTGCAATGATCCGTCAACGCAAAGACGCTTAACATAGCTTTTAATGGAGACGGCAAGAGTCGTCTCCTAACTTTTAATTTTGGAGATATATATGTCAACTAAACCATTTGATATAAGCAAATTCCGCAAAAGTATTACTAAAGCGGTACCCGGACTAAGTGTCGGGTTTAATGATCCAGATACGTGGATCTCAACAGGCAATTACACACTAAACAAATTAATCAGCGGAGACTTTACTAAAGGTATTCCACTTGGCAAAGTAACAGTACTTGCCGGTGAAAGTGGCGCAGGTAAAAGTTATATTGCCGCAGGTAACATTGTTAAAGCAGCACAAGAACAAGGCATTTTTGTAGTACTAATTGACTCTGAGAATGCACTTGATGCAAGTTGGCTACATGCACTAGATGTAGACACAGATGAAAGCAAGCTACTAAAACTTAATATGTCAATGATTGATGACGTTGCTCGTACTGTAAGTGACTTCATGAAAGACTATAAATCAGAATATGCCGACAAGGAAAAAGAAGAACGTCCTAAGGTATTATTTGTAGTAGATTCTTTGGGTATGTTACTAACACCAACAGACGTTAAGCAGTTTGAATCTGGTGACATGAAAGGTGATTTAGGTCGTAAGCCTAAAGCTTTAACTGCATTGGTAAGAAACACAGTAAACATGTTTGGTGAATTTAATGTTGGTATGTTGTGTACAAATCACACATATGCATCACAAGATATGTTTGATCCAGATGATAAGATCTCAGGTGGCCAAGGCTTCATCTATGCATCAAGTATTGTTATTGCAATGCGTAAACTTAAACTAAAAGTAGATGCTGATGGAAATAAAACATCACAAGTACATGGCATTCGTGCAGCATGTAAAGTAATGAAATCTCGTTATGCTAAACCGTTTGAAAGTGTACAAGTAGAAATTCCATACGAAACTGGTATGAGTCCATATAGTGGCCTTGTAGAGTTTTTGGAAGCAAAAGATTTACTCAAGAAGAGTGGTAATAGCTTAGAATATATTAGCCCTGTAACAGGCGAAGTAATTAAGATGTTCCGCAAACCTTGGAATGCTAATAAAGATGGCTACTTAGATCTTGTCATGGCAGAATACGATGAAGAGCTTGTAGAAGCTATTATAGACGAAGATGTGGATACAGACGAGATTGTAGCGACAACAGAAGGGGTATCAGATAATGGTGCTTAACGATAGTGATTTTGAATTTGTTTTTGCAATGTATGATAGTGCAATTAGATTGCTATCAGATAAAGACAAGCCAGCAATGGCACAAGAAACAATTCGTCATATGATTGAGTCTGGAGTAGATATTCGACTATCAGCACCTGAAATATCTGATCATTGTGAAATGCTTGAAGATGCAATTACTGAGTATTTGGAAGGCGAAGAAGAAGATGGATATGAATCTGAATTTGAATATGAAGATGAGGAATATGATTACTAATGAGTGTATGGTATCGTAAAGTATCTAGTAACTTAGGAGAAATAGTTAACGCTGTTTCTCACTTTGAACGGGAAATTGATAGTGCTAGATTTGAATGTAGCATGAAAGGTGTACTTGAGAAACAAAGTCGAGATATGCCTGGTATTGTTGAACATCGCTTTAATCAACTACAGGAAGTTGAGGCAATTCTTGAACATTTGAATACTGAAATGCGTAGATTACGTAGTAAGACCTTCCGTAAGTTTTTAGAAAACTATAATAAAGCACTTAGTTCTCGTGATGCAGATAAATTTGTTGACGGTGAAGACGAAGTAGTAAATTTACAATACCTAATTAATGAGTTTAGCTTAGTAAGAAATAAATTTATTGGTATAATTAAAGCACTTGAAGCAAAGCAATTTCAGATTAACAATGTAGTTAAATTACGTGCTGCAGGGTTAGAAGATATCACATTATAAGTAAAAAATGTTAAACCATTGAAAGCGAACGATTTATTTGTTCGCTTTTTTCTTGACTATTGTATTTTTATCTGCTAGAAATACATAAGTTAGATAAAAGGATATTAGTTATGGTTACAAATTATACTGCTCTCGACGCTGTTGCATTTTCAATTGAAGTGTACAATAGACAGGGATTTATAAAAAGTGGTGGTGGCTATTCTAAACAAGTTATTAGTAAAGATGGCAATAATATTATTGAAGAAGTTGAAGATAACAAGACAGTTATTAATAATATGATGAATGCAAATTCTCAACCTAATAGCGATCATTTAAAGCAAGCCCAAATCTTAATAGACAAGATTAATGGAAAATTAATGTTAAAGAAGATGACTAATACTTTAAGCAGTTTTGAAGATAACATGATTAAAGTACTAAATGAAGATCTTAGTAAGTTTGCAGTTTCAATAATAGCAAGTATGCCACACAGTATGGTGATTGACAAAAAACGTCAAGAGTTGGCTGAACGACTTGCAACAATCAAGCATCACAGTAATTTTTACGGACGCATAGGCACTCGTTATGAAATGGAAGCTGAAGTAATTGATACTAAATTTATACAAAAGGCATCAATTTACATGATTACTACTTTAGTAAAAACAGACCTAGTTAAATTTTGGTGGAAGGACCAGCCTGACATTAGTGATATTATTGATGGAAAAACAATTTCTATTCGAGGTACAGTTAAAAGTCACGGTATTAACAGATTTAATGATGCTAAAGAAACTATGCTTAATAGGGTAAAAATTGCTTTGACTAAATAATAGTATGGCAAAATTTAATAAACTTGAAAAAATAGAATTAGAGCTCACTGGAGATTGCAACGCAGCGTGTCCATTATGTTCTAGAACGCAAGCTAATATTCCACTACGTGGAAATGGAAATCATACATTAGACGATATTAAGCATGCATTCACTGATATGTTGCCATTCCCAGAAGAGTTTGAAGTAGCACTATATGGTGCAAGTGGCGATCCTATATTAAATCCAGAGTGTTATGAGATTGTTAAGTGGTTTGTGGACAATGGTGCAGATATCGTTATTTTAAGTACAAATGGTGGATACCAAACTGTTGAATGGTGGGAAAAGATGGCAGCTCTCACCAACACTAGAGTAAAATGGGCAGTAGACGGCGGACCTGAAACAAATCATATATATCGAGTAAATGTAGTATGGAATACTGTAATGCGCAATATGGAAGCATTCATGAACGCAGGTGGTAAAGGATCATGGGTTTTTATTCCTTTTGACCATAACATGGATGACTTTGATTTTGCTAGGTCTACCGCAGACAGATTGGGTATGAATTTTGAATCTAAAACTAGTGGAAGAAATGCTTTACATAAAGGTTCGCAAGTTAAAAAGTCAAAATCTAAAAAAGATACAACTACAGTTAAATTGCAAGAAGTAGAAGATAAAGAATACAATCATGAAGATTTGTCAGAGCTTAGAGAAATACGCCGTCAACAAGATAGAAGAATTGAAGGCAAAAAATTTAATAACGAAGTATTAATAAAAGCCGCCACAACAGTAAAATGTAAAGCAATCGATAATCAAGAAGTTTATGTAAGTAATAAATTTGAACTATACCCATGTTGTCACTTACATGATGATATTGATTTTACTCGTGTATATGACTTTGGAAAAGATATGCCCAAAGGATGGAATGATATGAGAAAACATTCTATTAATGATATAATGAAATCTGCTCCATTTTCTGAACTAGAAGATAGATGGAATCCTGATCACAAATTACACGTTCCTAGATGTGTGTCAACATGTGGAAGTAATGCAGCATATACTCCAAATACAAAATTATTAGATAAAAAATCGTAAGCTATTGATTTCATTGAAAATATGAATTCACTATTTGCTTGACATGTGGTATTAATTAATGTAATGTGTACAAGTAAGTTAAAAATGTTTAGGAGAATATCAATGGCTACTTCAATGCAACTTAAAAAGACTCGTGCTAAAAAAGCTACTAAAATTTTAGAAGTAGTAAAGTCTGTATCTGAAAATCCAAATGAAACAGATGCAGAAATTGTAGAACGTATGCGTGAGCGGTTTTCAATCTTAGATGATATGACACAAGCCTCAATTGATGGTGTTGTTCGTGGTATGGTTGTAACAGGTCCTCCAGGCGTAGGTAAAAGCTTTGGTGTAGAAGCAGTGTTAGAAAAAAATAGCCTGTTCGATGTAATGGCAGGAAATAAATTACGTTTTGATGTTATCAAAGGCGCCAGCTCTGCAATTGGTCTTTATAAAGTATTATACCAGAATGCAGATAAGAATAACGTACTAGTACTAGATGACTGTGATACAGTATTGTATGACGAGACATCACTTAACTTACTTAAAGCTGCACTAGACTCTAGCAAGAAGCGTAAAATTAGTTGGAATACAGATAGTGCATTGCTAAGACGTGAAGGTATTCCAGATACCTTTGAATTTAGAGGTAGTGTTATTTTTATTACCAACTTAAAGTTTGATAATGTGCGTGGTAAGATTAAGGATCATTTAGATGCTATTATGTCACGCTGTCACTATTTAGATCTTACTATGGATACAATGCGAGAAAAAGTTCTACGTTGTAAACAAATTGTTGCAGATGGTATGCTTAATGAATATCAGTTTACACAAGAAGAGCAAGATGACTTAATGGACTTCATGTTTGATAACAAAGAAAAGATGCGTGAAATTAGTTTACGTATGGTTACCAAACTTGCAGATCTAAAACAATCAATGGGTACTAAGTGGAAACGTACTGCTGAAGTAACATGTATGCGAAGGGTTTAAAAATTGGAATTTTTAATTAAAGCAATCATTGGCGGCATTATTGTCGCCAGTGTTGTTAGCGCAGCGCAGCGAGGCAATCCTACAATAGGTGCACTTATACTGGGTATACCATTAGGTACTATTATTAGTTTAGTGTTTATGCATTATGGAGGCGGTATTGAGCCTGCAACATTTGCAAAACTAGCCAAAGAGACTGTTTATTTTGTAGTTATTAGTTTAGTATTTTTTCCTATATTTTCATATATGATTATACACTATAACTTTTGGATAACAATATCTACAGCTATTGGTGTAACTCTAGTTTGTCTATATGTTCTATTATTATATCTTAAGAGTTGATAATCCCGCCACCTATTGTTTCTAAATTGTTTTCACGATCTAGATACTTGTGTTCTACTTTAACAGGATCCCATACTTTGATATGGTCTAATACATGTTCTGGATCAAATGGTCCGCATGTATAAACATCTAATTGTATAAGTGCAGGAGAAACATCGTTCCATACATGGCATGCCATATGACTAGTTTCAATAATAACGGCACATGTTGGTCCATTATTTCCAGGCATATAATCAATATTGCCGCTAATAGGACCAGCAAGTATTTTCATGTCAATTTTATCAACTAAGGATACCATCCATTCACGTAACTCTTCTTCTGTTGGAGGCAAGTTTGCCTCAATTCTCAATATAATGTGTTTGTGTACTAATTCTGTACTCATTGTAATAACTCCTTGTAGTTATAACTATATTTATATTTAACTTGACTATAACCCAAAAGTAAGCTATTATTATATTATGAAATGTAAAATTATCATTAAAGATGAAGTCAATTGTAAAATTGAAGGTGTGGAACTCTCCACAAGAAAAAAAATGGAAAAAGAACTAAAGTTCTTTATGCCATATGCATACCATGTGCCTTCCTATAAGCTAGGGAGATGGGATGGTTGTGTAAGCTATTTTAGTATTGGTGGAGCTACATATGTAAACTTGTTAGATAAACTTCTACCAATACTTATTAATGATAAGTACCAAATTGAGATAGAGGATTTACGAGATCCTCATGATATGAAATTTACTGCCTGTAACGAAACGACATTCCAACATAAAGTATGGCCAGAGAAACACCCAGTAGCAGGACAGCCTGTTACGTTGCGTGACTATCAGATTGATATTGTAAATAAGTTTTTAGAAACCCCACATTGTTTGCAAGAAATTGCAACAGGTGCAGGGAAGACACTTATAACAGCAGCATTAAGTAATACTATTGAGCCTTATGGTCGTAGTATTGTTATTGTTCCTAACAAGGACTTAGTGCGCCAAACAGAAGCTGATTATATTAATCTAGGTCTCGATGTAGGGGTATATTATGGTGATAAAAAAGATATAGGAAAAACTCATACTATATGTACATGGCAAAGTTTAAACAGTATTAAAAAACGTTTTCGTGATGGATTAAGTGACTTTGGATTAGCTGATTTTGCAGACGGCGTAGTATGTGTTATTGTTGATGAAGTACACCAAGCTAAAGCAGATGTATTAAAAGAAATGTTAACCAAAGATTTTGCACGAGTTCCATTAAGATGGGGATTGACTGGAACTGTACCAAAAGCTGATCATGAATTTGTGAGTTTACAGGCATGTCTTGGAGAAGTAGTTAACAAACTAAGTGCAAGTACATTACAAAATGAAGGTGTTTTAAGTCAGTGCCATGTTAATGTAGTACAAATGAAAGAGCATGTCGAGTATAGTAACTATCAAAGTGAATTATCATATCTTACTACTGATGCTAAACGTATAGAATATATAAGCAGTGTTATTAAGTCGATTTCGCTAAGTGGCAACACACTTGTACTTGTTGACCGTATCAAAGGCGGACATTTGATATGCGAAAATATTCCAGAAGCACAATTCGTTAGTGGAGAAATGAAAAGTATAGATCGTAAAGACGCATATGACGATATTAATGAAGGAACAAATGAAATTGTAGTAGCAACATATGGAGTTGCAGCAGTTGGTATTAATATTCCACGTATTTTTAACCTAGTATTACTTGAACCAGGTAAAAGTTTTGTTAGAGTTATTCAAAGTATTGGTCGTGGAATACGTAAAGCTGAAGATAAGGATAATGTTCAAATATGGGATATTACTAGTTCAGCAAAATATAGCAAAAAACACTTAACAGAGCGTAAGAAATTTTATAAGGAAGCAAATTATCCTTTTACTATTGAAAAAGTAGATTGGGAGTAAGGAAAAAAATGAAGATTTTAACAGTAGATAACGACACATACGACTTAGGGGAGATACCTGAAACCATAGATGATTTACGATATGGGGTACTTGACTATTCTAATCAACAAAATGTTGATTACTACTTTATACCATTGGTATTTTTAGAAAGCTTTTATGCACCAGCAGCAGTTTTGCAAATTGGACAGTATACAATTAATATGCCATTAGATTGGAGTGTAGTAATTTGTGACCCTAACGTTGGTGATCCTGAGGTAATAAGTTTAATGAGTCTAAATGATAGAGGATTTCATGCATTTGCATTTAATCCAATAACAGGATTTACTCCACAATTTCTTGATGTAGCTATTACTAACATTTATACAGATGTAAAATGGTATGCACCTAAATTAAAGTTTGGACATTTGTTATGTATACCTCTACATGATGGACCTAATGCTCCTTGTGTATTATTTGTTAAAGATGCAAACAAGCTACCTGAGGTATTAGATATTGGAGAACTTTGGTAGTCATATGAGTGGACAGCGTAGATTTCTAAAAATATGGGCTAGGACTGTTGGTATGCCAATTGGCGTTACTGATGAAGACAAGCCTGAGTTTCTTCCTATATCTCAAACAGATGTAAAACGTGCATTACTTTTTAGAACTTTCTGGATTGTCTTGCATATATTAACATGTTGTGCTATTATAGCAGGTAACGGAAGAACATTAGGAGCATGGTAAAATGAGCAAGTTAAACATTAAAGAAGAGATGCGAGCTATTGATGCAAAAGACCGCGGATGGTATGACAGTTTAACAGCAGAAGAAAAGAAGAAGCTAAGTCCTTGGCTACTAATGCGATATACTAGCAATGCAAGTGATAGTATGTTTACTGAGCATTACTTAGAGTGGACTAATGAAGTAGTAAATGTATATTTTAATGCATTACGAAAACACCCACAACTACAATGGCAGTTATTGCAGTTAGTAGGACTAGGTAAGCCAACATTTCATCCGTGGATACAGCCTGGAAAAGCACAGAAAAAGAATAAACTAGCAACATGGGTATCAGAGAATTACCCTTCTTTCAATGACGATGAGATTGATATTTTTGTGTCACAACGCTCAAAGCCAGAATGGACAGAGTTGTTTGAAGAATATGGTATGGATAAGAAACAAATTAAAGAACTGTTAAAATAATGTACAAGTGCGAATATTGTAAAAAGTCCTTTAAGAAAGAATCTACATTAGCCGTACATCGTTGTGAAAAGAAGCGCAGACATTTACAACAAAACGAAAAGCATGTGCAACTTGGATTTAGAGCTTATCAATTATTTTATGTTATTGGTACTAATAGCAAGAAAGAAAAAACATATCAGGACTTTGCTGAAAGCCAGTATTATACAGCATTTGTAAAATATGGCAATTATTGTATTGATCTTAGAATTGATGATGTTCCTAGTTTAACTAAATGGCTACTTACTAATAGTATTAGAATTGACAGATGGACAAGCGATAGAGAATACGCAAAATGGACTAAAGAACGCCAAAAGACAGAAAGTGTCGATAGAGCAATTGAGCGTAGTATTATGTTTTTACAAGAATGGGCTGCACAAAATAATACAGTTTGGAATTCTTATTTTGATATCATTCCTGAAAATACTGCAACGTTCCATATATGTAATGGAAAGATAAGTCCATGGGTAGTTTTTGCAAGTAACAAGGCACAGGAAATGTTGGATAGAATGAATCCAGAACAGATAAAATTAATTGTAGATTATGTTGATATTGATTATTGGCAAAAGCTATTTCATAAAAATCCTGATGATTTTAATTGGGTACAAAAATTATTAAAAGAAGCAAACATGGCATGATAGTTAACACAGATATTGATATTGACATTGCAAATAGAGAAGCATTATTATCTCTTATACCAAATATTCCTGCAATGATTTTAAATGAAGGACGCCAACGTAAACATAACACTGGTGTATATTTTCATGAAATCCCTGCAAATCCGTTCAACGGATTATCTACTATTGACCATAAGGAAGCTGAAAAGCTAGGATACTTTAAGATAGATGTTCTTAATGTTAATCTATATAAGAATATTAAAAGTAGATCTCAAATGGAAGAGTTATTGGCAAAAGAACCACTATGGGAATTATTAGAACATAAAGAAGTAGTCGAACAATGTTTCCATATTCATAATCATTACAGCATTGTATCTAAATTAAAACCAAATAGCATACAACAGCTAGCAGCAGTACTTGCGATAATCCGCCCAGCAAAACGACATTTAATAAATTCTGATTGGGAAAGTATTTTAAAAGATGTATGGGTAAAACCAACTGATGGTTCTTATTATTTTAAAAAAGCACACGCTATCTCATATGCGACCGCTATTGTGTTACAAATGAATATGTTAGCTACTGGGATTTCTTTACAAGGTTAATACTTCTTCGCTTAATACGCTTTGTAATACTATTGCTTAGTCTTACTTCAGGTCCAGCAATTATTTCCATTTGTTTTACGTTAAAACTTTGAACACAATATTGGAATGGCCATCTATTTAAAAGTGCTATATTAATAGGTAATTTTCTATTTGTTTCCCACCACCATTCATCACCTAGACTTAAGAATAATGTCTTGTGTTCGGTATGTTTTAGCTTGTCATATACATACATGCTTGCAATATGAGTATCTATGTTCTGTACAATACCCAAATACTCTTTATTAGAATATTCTAGTACTGTGAGAAATGGATATTCCTCTAATAAATTTTCGTAATTTGTCATCATCAAAAGTATTTAGTCTTTTGATATTTGAGTGTTTCTTGCATAAATACTTACAGGAGAACTACACATGTCAAACTTTGGAACAACATATGGTATAAGCCAAACTGGAGATCTATTTACTTTAGAATCATCAGGAACAACAACAGGACTAGCTAAGTATAGATCAACTCGTGGTACTACAGTTAATAGTCCAATGAACTATAGAAACTTAAAATTGTTCCGTGGATTTGATAATGAATACTTCTTTTTTATTAAAAACCAAGACCGTAAGCCTATTATGCTACAAGGTATTACAATTAATGTTATATTAGTTGATCGTCATTCAAGCACTACAGTAATAAGTAGAAAAGCAACAGTAGTTGATTATGATACATCTCAAATTAAAGTAACTTTGTTTGATAGCGAAACAGCATCATTAAATCAAGGACTTTATGACATGGTGTTTAGTTATACTAATAATATGGGTCTAACTATGCCACTTTTTTGTGATTTAAACCTTCGTCCAAACTATACGGTTGAAGTGTCAGAGCAGGCCGCATCATCAGTATTACATTCAGCAGAAACATCAACATTTACAGAAGTTTCAGGACTGTTTACTAGTTCTTGGATACCAGCAAGTGGGTATTTTAATAAATTTAATCATATGGCAACTATTGGAGTTTATGCTACCAACTTTACAGGCAATTTCCATATTCAAGGTACGTTAGCTGATGATCCTACTGATAAGGACTGGTTTAATATTATCCTAGGTACATATACTGAAGAGTTTTTTCCATATAATAATTTCTCTGGTATTGATCCATGGACATTCCGCACAAACGTAAAATTACTTAGAGCAGAATTCACACAAACACAAGGAACACTTGACAAAGTAGTCATAAGAGTGTAGTATATACACATGACTATTGTTATGGAATACGTGAAAACTCTGATCCCAGTTAACTGGCGATCGTCTCCAGGTGGATGGACTAGTGGCAATTGCCCTATGTGCATACACAATGGCGAATCACGTCCAGACACAAAGAGTCGTGGCGGATTTATGTTTGCTGAAGACAAATTCCAATATAACTGTTTTAACTGCGAGTACAAAACTGGATGGGCCGCTGGTGGTAGAATTTCAGGTAGACTAGAAAAGCTACTTAAACAATTGGGCGCAACTGATAATGATATTCAGCGATTAAAGTTGGAAATACTACGTGAAGCAGATGTAGCTGATTTACTAATACGTAAAGAACGTAAAGAGACTATGGTTATTGATTGGCCTGAAATGGAATTACCAGAAAACTGTGATACATTTATGAACTACTCGGAACCAGACAAGGATTGGATTGCAGCAGCAACATATCTAACAGATCGTAGTTTTGATATAAAAGACAAGAGATTTATGTTTAGTACATCTGGAGATCATACAAAAGGTCGCATGAATAAAAGATTTGTGTTACCATTCTATTATAAAGGTAAAGTGGTTGGGTATACTGGCCGTTGGGTTGGCAATCCTCCTGACAAGGTACCAAAATATTATAATAAACAGCCTCCTAAGAATTTTGTATATGGCTTAGATAGACAAACACAAGATAAGCAAATTGTTATTGTAACTGAAGGTATATTAGATGCAATTGTAACTGACGGGGTAGCAATAGGTAGTAATAATATTAATGAAGACCAAGCAAATGTTATTGATAAATTAAACAAACGTGTTATACTATTACCAGATGCTGATAAAGCAGGAATGAGTACAATTAAACGTGCATTGCAACAAGGATGGGAAGTATCATTTCCTGAATGGATGGATTGTAAAGATGCAAGCGATGCTATGCAAAAATATGGTAGATTATATACAGTGCGCAGTATAATAGAAAACGCAGTAAAGAACCCAACAAAAATACAAGTAATGGCAAAAAGTTACTGTCAATGAGGAAAGAAACAATATGAGTGAACAACGAGAATACACACTGGAATTACAAAAATTATTTGTAGAATTTTTAGCACAGGATCAAGATCTATTTGTGAGAATTAATAATATCCTGTCTCCAGATTATTTTGATAGATCACTTAGAAAAACTGTTGAGTTTGTACAGACACATGCTGGAGAATATGGAGCATTACCAACATTAGATCAAATTAAAGCTACTACTGGTGCAGAGCTACAGCATCTTAAAGATGTAGATGAACGACATCAGAAATGGTTTGTAGATGAATTTGAACAATTCTCAAAACATAAAGCACTTGAGGGTGCAATTCTTGGTTCTACTGACTTGTTAGAAAAAGGCGATTTTGGTGCAGTTGAAAAATTAATTAAAGATGCAGTAGGTATTGGCCTAGCAAAACACATGGGCACAGACTATTGGGAGAGTCCTGCAGAACGTATTGAGCGTGTAAGAAATGCACGTGGCGGCACAAGTACTGGATGGAAGGGTATTGATGAAAAACTATATGGTGGATTTAACAGAGGCGAATTAAATATATTTGCAGCCGCATCAGGTGGTGGTAAAAGTTTATTCTTACAAAACTTGGCATTAAACTGGTCGTTAGAAGGACACAATGTTATATACATATCATTAGAGCTTAGTGAAGAACTATGTAGTATGAGACTTGATAGTATGCTTACTGGTATGAATACAAAAGAAGTATTTAAAAATGTGTCTGATGTTGATTTAAAAGTACGCATGGCAGGTAAGAAAGCAGGAGTATTACAGATTGTACAATTACCAAATGGCATTACTATTAATGATTTAACTAGCTATATTAAAGAGTTTGAAGTTAAAAATGATATTAAAATTGATGCAATGTGTGTTGATTATCTAGACTTGATGATGCCCGCACAACGCAAAGTACCTCCAAGTGACTTGTTTATTAAAGATAAGTTTGTATCAGAAGAATTACGTAACTTTTCAGTAGAGAATGATTTATTATTTGCTACAGCATCGCAGTTGAACAGAAGCGCAGTAGAAGAAGTAGAGTTTGATCATAGTCATATCTCAGGTGGTTTAAGTAAGATTCAGACAGCAGATAACGTAATTGGTATCTTTACAAGCCAAGCAATGCGTGAACGAGGCAGATATCAAGTACAATTTATGAAAACACGTAGTAGTAGTGGTGTTGGATCTAAAGTAGATTTAAAATTTGACATTGGAGGTTTACGTATTACTGATTTAGAAGAAGATGATGATGATACTCCAATGAATCAAACTAGCGCAATGTTCGATAAATTAAAACAAAAAACAACAGTTTCACATCAAGAAAAATCAGTTGCAGAAAATAGTGTTGTTGAAAATACAATGGCAGGACATGATAAGTTGAGAAGCATGCTTAAAAAAATGTAACATAACCGTTAATAATATGCTAAATACACTATATAACATACAACAGGAGGCCTAACATGTCCAAACGCACTAGATCTTTGCTAGAAGAAATTAATGATTTAGCACCAAAGCGTGATAAAGTTAACATACTTGAATCACGAGGAAATAATGCACTTCATGCAATTATTAATGTATTGGATATGATCGAGGAAAATCACGATACTGCAACAGCACAAGATTTACAAAAACGAATAATGCTATGTATCAAAAATAGAGATATTGATAGATTTACTAGGGGTATTAAGCAACTAAGGAATTCGTCATGAAGATTAAAGATATTATTGGTGGAACAAAAAAGCGTTTAGATCGAGATAACAGAAAACATCGTAAGGTACAAAAAGATTCACTATATACTGTGGATCCAAGTGATTTAGGTGAGGCATTTGGTAGAGCATCCTTTGCACAACAATTGAAGAAGCATGGTATTGATTCAGACAAGATGCATTCAGATAATGTTAAAGATGCCAAAGCAGCTAAAAAACGCTCTAAGGACGCAGAAAAAGATTTAGCAGACTACAGAAACAAAACTGGTGTTAATTCAGACCTCAAAGAAGCAAAAGGTCGTGATATTAACCATGTAGAAGATTTAGTAATTTTTTATGGCAAGCAAGGCGGACAACGTGCTGTTAATGCATTGCGTAGTTTAGAATCCAATCCACAAGATACAACTATTAAATGGGACGGATCTCCCGCAGTTATATTTGGACGTAATGAAGCAGGAGAGTTTGTACTTACTGATAAGAGTGGATTTACTGCTAAAGGATATAACGGTAGAGTAACAAGTGCTGATGATTTTGAAGCAATGTTCTTATCACGTGGAAAAGAAGCCCCAAACCAAGATCGTAAAGACTTTGCAGCAAGAATGAAATCAATTTGGCCAGCATTTGAATCAGCAACACCTGCAGATTTCCGTGGATATATTGCAGGCGATCTTATGTATACTAATACACCACAAATTAAGGATGGCAGATTGACATTCCAACCAAATACTACAACTTATGCAGTTGATACAAACAGCGATATTGGTGGTAAAATTAGCCAGAGTAAAGTTGGTGTAGTAGTACATGTACAAATAGACAGTGATGGCAACAAAAGTAAACCAGATACAACTAATTTCCAAGCAGGAGATTTACTAATACTTCCTCCAGTTACTATTAGTTCAAGTCAAGATACAAAAGACTTTACAGGTCCACTGCAAAAGCTAGAACAAATGATAACCAGTGCAGGTAATAGTATTGATACATTAATTAATCCTCCAGAGGAATTAAAAATGAAAGATTTCCAAAATATACTTTATACATATATTAATAGCACAGTTAAAACTGGAGCAATACCTGGTACTGACTTTGGAAAGTGGCTTGGTGGCGCAAAGATAAGCGAAGTTAAGAAAAAACGTGTAGCACAATGGGTATCAGACAATAGTAATGGATTTAATTCATTATGGGAAATTGTTAACGGCCTTACTACAGTTAAAAATAAAATGATTACAATGCTAGATAATCAACCATCAGATATTGAAGCTTATACAGGTGGAAAGCGTGGCGGAGAAGGCTACGTAGTTGGTAAAGATGTAAAACTAGTTAATCGATCTGGATTTACAGCAGCAAATGCAGCAAGGAATAATAGTTAATGTTTAGTAAAGAATGCAAATTACATATGGAAAAAGCAGGAATGACACGATGGGGACATTTTAAGTTCGCTTTTGGATTTTTAATTGAATTAAAGAAAGCAGAACTTGCTATATTAATACATATGTTTGTTCCAAGATGTTGTGAAACATATGCTAGTGATAAAATTAAAGAACTAGCAAATAAATTGGAGAAGCACTAATGAGTGATGATAAAAAATATACACTACAACAATATGCAGCAATGCAAGGCGGTCATGAGATGGAAGAAAATAAAACAAATTTATCTTTTATTGAATCATTAGGCGAAGCTAAAATGTATAGGACCCGCAGTCAAATACAACAAGATGGCGCACGTGGCATTACCGATCATTTATTTGTTAGTTTACTTAGTTTATATACTATGAGTAATGATTATAATTATGCACCAGTTGCTAAAGAATATGCATTACGCACCATATCTAAAGGTAATTTTGCAACACCAAGTCCAAGTGGAACAGATTTATACCAAACAATACATACCTTACAAAAGCCATCTGGATTACTATCAGGAAGTAAGGATGATATGTTGTTAAACAAAGTACGTATAGATGATAGAAGAATTAAACAATTTATGCAAGGAATTAAAACAGGAAATATTACAAAAGGACAAGCACAATCATTTTTCTTTAAATTAGAAAAAGATTTAGCAATACAAGATCCTAAGTTAAGAGCTGCTCGTAGGTTAGCACAAGACTGGACTTCGCTAACATCAGCACAACAGCAACTAGTTGGAACACAATTGACTAAATATTTTAGAACAAGCGGTAGACGTAGCGATATTGCTCCATTATTTAATAAATTTGCAATTAGTAATAAATTAAACGCAGGACCAAGCAAAATTGCCAAAATTGGAAAACGCATAGCACGTGGTGCTGGCGCATTTGCAGTTGGGTATGCCGCAGGTAAAGCAACAGGAAAATAAATTGCAAAATTTAAATGTGAAGTATAAAATTTTCACTTTAATAGATATTACTAACACAAAAGTCATAACTCCTAAAGCTAATCCTGTTGGATTTCATCAGGAACAAAACTTTAATACATTTATACAAATATTAAGTTTACGTACTCAAGTTATATCTAATAATGTTAAAAAGATTAAAAAAGCAAAATATAATAGTTTTAATTTTGGTTCTGCGTTCGATGGATCTGGTCCATTGTGGGAATTAACTTTTATTGCAGAAGCTACTGCTCCATGGATTAAAGATGAAGATTTAACATATTGGTTATATCGTGATTTTGATAATATTCCAGTACATATCAAATTAAATGAAAAAGAAAACATATATCCAGAGAGTATATCTACTGTAGATAGCTTATCTAAAAATACATGCTTTATAACTGAGCAAATTGGATAAATATATACATGTACCATCAGGTGCAATAAAAATCAGCTCTCTAAAAGACGCTGCCAAAAAAAATGAATGGATATTTTAAATGGCGATGCAACAGTCAAGACTTGAGCGTGAAAATCTAGAGGCACATGTAGACTTATGTGCAGAAAGATATCGCGTGTTAGAAGAAAATTTAAAAAGACTAGAATCAAAAGTAGATGATCTAGTAGATTCAATGAATGATATGTCAGACAAGCATGCCGTTGATAAAAATCAAAACAATAAAATACTAATGGGTGCAGCAGCAACTATTATAATGGGATTACTTTCAACAGTAGTATTACTTCTACTAAATCTACAGGCAGGCGGATAAATGATACTTGGTGATGGATATAATGCAGTTGTAACTGAAGCAAAGGTTGTTTTTGCTCGTCGTGGCAAATCAATAGCAACAAAATTTAGATGCACAGTTGGCCCAAGAGCCGGCAGAGTAGTATCAAATCCTAGTAGATGTGCCGCCCCTATTGATTTAAAAAAGCGTTTTATTTTAAAACGTACCAAAGCAGCCAAAGGTGCAAGAATGGCTAAAAAAGCACAAAGAACTAAGAGAATGAACCCTGCAAGTAAAATTGTGGCGAGACTTAATAAGGCAAGAAGATGAAATTAGTAAATGGAAACCTAGTAATAACAACAGTACAATTTGTTAAAGATAATTTTAAAGTAGATGTAGATAAAAAAGAAGTAGCAGATGTTATACGCTCTCTATCATTTACTGAAACATTAAAACTTGCAGATGCTATTAAAACAGATGATGCCGTAAGTGTATCTTCTTACTTTGATATAGCAGAGATATCTGAAGCTGGATATGGTACAATAGGTACACAACAAGCTTCATCAAGTAGTATAAAATCACAAGCTACAAAAGATGTAAATGCGCAACGCAGAGCAAATAATGCACAACAAGATGCAAATAGAGATGCTAATGTTAATGACAGAAGTGTACCAGGAAACATTAATAAAACACAAACTGGACAACCTGGTATGAGATATGACCAACGTGCAGATCCAGATGATGTTCAACGTGGACAAAATTCAGCTCAAGCAGCAACAAATGCTGCTGAAATTGCAAGATTAAAACAATTAGTACAGGCTAGAAGATAATGAAAACATTAACTGGGCCAGGTGGAATTTCAACATTTGTTAGTTTGCATGAAAACCGTGCATACGAAAATTTAGTTGAAAGAGTATGTAAAGACGATATTTCTGAAAGACAAGCATTACTATTACAAAGTCTAGTAAATAAAAATTTAGTAAAACGAGTAATTGAAAATAAAAAAGTATATTACCAAAGATAACAAGGAACCATAAAATGTCTGATCCAAACGATATGTTAAATATCTTGCAAAAATTAGAAGAAGCAAAGAACAATAAAACACCTAGTATTGATGGAACAAAATCATATAGTGTTAGTAAAGATGCAGCTGGAATGCTGAATATTTTAGAAAAGTTAGAAGCCGCTACAACTAGTGCTGCTCAAACTATTGTTACTGAATCTAAGGAAGATATAACACTAAGTGCAGGTGCAATACAAAATAATACTGTAACAGTTGGCAAATACAATGTAGTTATGGAAAAGAAAGTAGTTGTTGAAGGCATTAAAAAAACATTTTATTCTGTTACTGATAAAAAAGGTGACGTAATATATGGAGATATAGCGTTATTTGAGAGTGCAATGGGCATTGTTAAAGGACTTTTATTCAATAAAGATCACGCTATAAATAAAATCGTTACACTTGATAGTAGGTACGGCAGTCATTTATCTGAAGCCGCATTATATCAATATAAAGCAAAAACATTAAAAGAAGAATATAAAAAAGATGTAGCAGTAGCAAAGCAAAGTCATGCAATAAGCAAGATGACGCAAATTAAAAAACAGATTAAAAATTTGTTATAGCATAAATACATTAAGTACTAAGATATAAATTATAGGGGTTATAATAATGAACTTAAATCAATTACAAGAAAACAGACTGTCAAAAGTTGATCGTGTCCTACGTGAAGTATTCGGCGCAAATATCAATTTTTCAGCAGAAACAGCAAAGCTTCAAGCAATGAGCGAAGCTACGCAAAACAAAATTAATCAACTACGTGAAAGTGGTGTTGATGTTAGTAATAAACAATATCAAAAATTATTACTAGTTGCAGAAGGCTTTACAGAAGCATTATCAGACCGTGTTGATGAATCAGCAGATCTTGACACAGCTGAAGTATTACTAGCAGCAAAGCAAATGGCAGACGATTTACAAAAAATGGCTGAAAACTTAGCAAGTATGCAAGTTGAAGACTTAATGTCAATCACTAATGCTATGAAAGAAGAAGTTGGCACAGCAGAAGCAGAAGCATTTAATGCATCAGCAGAAGCAGCAATTGGCTCAGCACTAGAAGCAGTTAAAACAGCTAACGATCAAGTTAGTAATGCAGTATTAGTAGCACAAGGTGAACCAGCAACAGATATGGACATGCCAATGGGTGAACCAGAAGTTGATGACTTAGATGTAGATCTAGATGTAGACATGGATGTAGACACTGATGATTTTGGTGGTGCAGATGCAGCTAATATGGATGTAGATGTAGACGGCAGAGAGATGAAAGAATCAGTTACTAAAGAAGATCTTAAAGCAACATTTGCAAAGATTAAAAAGTAATGAGATACGCCGATCTAATAAGAGGAGAGGTGATAGATCTTATCACTGTTCTTGATGCTGAAGGTATAAACACTGTGCCAATGGAAGTTTTACAAAATGAACTTTCAAAAATTGACATAAATGTTGACTCAGCATCATTAATGCCTGTATTAGATAAACTTCGTATTGTTGACAATATTAAAGACGGAGTAGTTTACTTTAATAGTGACGAAAACCATGGAGAATACAATAGCCAACCTGATCCAGAAAAGCAAGATAAAAAAATTGATAGTATGGCCAGGAAGCAAGTTAACAAAGAGATAAAAAAATGAATATTGGATTAAATGCAGCACAAGCAAGAGCCAAAAGCTCACAGGATATGATAGTTTTTGACGAAAACGTAGCTATTATGAAACAAATAATAACTGACACTGCCCTGGGTGCATTTGAAAGTTATATTACTGATAATACTATAATGACACTTTCAACTCCAATAGCGGTAAAACAAGGAACAGTTTATAACCCCACTGTTTCTGTTGGAGATACTTTGATTATCCAAGACGTAACAGTTGTGCTTGGTTCTACTAGCACAGACCTAAATGGTATTATCTGTGATATTAACGATGCTGAAATACCAGGCGTAGTAGCATCAAAAGACAGTGGATATTTAGTATTAACAGTTGAACTAGTAGCATCTACTACGTGGACTTATACTATCGGAGCTGGCACAGCCAACACATCATTAGGACTTATAGCTGGAACATATACTATTGCTGATACAGCAAGTGTTTCATATTTCAATACTTGGCAAGGCACATTAACTGACCGTGCATTACAAAATCAAATGCAACAAGTTATGAATCATTTCAATAACTTAGGATACAAGATAGAACAAATTACAAATACTACTACTGCAAAAACATTTAAGTGGCACGTATACTGGTAATCCTGTATAGGAAAAACAAATGAAATTTCAAATAAAAAAGATAGCCTTCATTGGTTGCAGCCATTTTTCTGCCTTTGAGACAGGTGCAGGACAAGGTAAAGATAGTTGGACGTGGCAACTAGCTGAAAAATTCCCACATCATTTATATAGAAACTACAGTATTGGAGGACGTGGATTAGAGTATTTTCAATGGTGTATAATGGACGCAAAAAAATGGGGCGCCAATATTGTATTTGTTAATAAAACATATACAGGCAGATGGGGATTATTAGGACAGTTTGATGAAAATGCACCATCTGAATTTGTTTGGGACTTACATGTTATAGATAGTAAATGGTCTGAGGTATACTTAAAATCAGCACATGTATGGGGGAGCCAAGGATCAAATCATGTAAATGGCAACTTAGCACCATATTTAAAACGTTCTGTTGAAACAGCCTTAGACGTTGTTACAGAAGTTTCTATAGCTAATGAACTAAGAAAAAGTTATGAGTATGAATGGTATAAAATAGCACCGTCTATGTATAATTTTGATGATTTTTTCTTAGTACATTGGGCACCTGACAATGAGGACTATCCAGAGTCTTTATCAAATTTTAGTGATACTACTGTAGTAGATATGCTAAGAGCTGAAGTAGGATGCAATCATGAGCATGAACTATATCCGTATGGTATTACACTTGCAGAAGACGACAACCACCTAACACACAAGGGACATAAACTAGTATTGGACAAATATATTTTATCTTCTGAAAAAGTTAGAAATGCATTGACATCTACTGAATAAAATAGTATAATCAGAGTATGTTTAAAACAACTCAACCATATAATTATCAAGAACTAAAGCGTACAGAAGTAGACGGTAAACGTTTATACAAGAATCCTTGGGGAGAACCTGTGCCAAGTGTAACAACCATTCTAAGTGCTACACAACCAGCAGAAAAGCGTCAAGCATTGGCTAACTGGCGTAAGCGTGTTGGTACAGAAGAAGCACAACGTATTACTACAACTGCTGCTAACCGTGGAACAGTTATGCATAATATATTAGAACACTGGGCTTTAGAAAAATATGAAGAATATAATCCAGGAAACAATATAGTACATCAACAAGCTAAAGCAATGGCAGCTGAAGTTATCCGTAATATTGACCCTAATGTTGAAGAAGTGTGGGGTACAGAAGTTATGTTATGTATGCCTCAGCTATATGCTGGTACCACTGATCTTGTTGGTATGTACAAAGGTAAACAAACAATTATGGATTTTAAGCAAACAAATAAGCCTAAGAAACGTGAATGGATTGACGACTATTTTATGCAAGGTGCAGCATATGCATTAGCACATAATGAGTTGTACGAAACTAAGATCGAAAATATTGCCATCTTTATGTGTAGTGGCGAATGTGAATTTCAGTTATTTGAAGTAGCAGAAGAAGAATTTAAGCATTGGGAAACAAAATGGTCCCAAAAAGTCGCCCAGTTTTATGGCGTCAACGTATAAATACACGATATAGAAGGACATCATAAAAATGGCAGAAACAATTATCGCGAAACTGCTAGTTCGTCAAGGAAGTATTCAAGATCTTCCAATGTTGGCAGCTGGTGAATTTGGTCTCGCACAGGACGAGCAACGCTTATTTATTGGACAAACTCCAAAAACAGGAACACTAGTTAGTGCAACTGTTAATTCAGCAACAGTAAAATTTAGTAATAGTTTTAATGATCAGGCTGATCAATATGTAATTGATTTGGATACAGCTTACAATAGGTCATACCAAATTGACGTATATGATTCCGTTACAAACCAACAGATTCCATCTATTTTAGGTACAGATATAAGTTCTAACGATGGTGAAAATACTTTCGATCCAGGACTGAGTAGAGCACTAACTACAGCTGATACCATCACTCTTAGGCATAATAAAGAAATCACAAATTATAAATCAGATGACCAGATTATAGGAGGCGTAGAATCTATATACCTAGATCCGGTATCTTCACCAGGAACGCCAGAAAATACTAATCCACGTATTGATTTTAATAGTGAAATAAAAAACAGTATAACATTTGAGTATATGTTAACTTTGGGTACTAATACTACTAGTATAAGAAAAGGAACATTATCTATTTCAGTTTATGGAGATGCTACTTCTAATATTGACGATAATTTTACATCAACTGCTGATTTAGCCAATGTAAAATTTAGTATACATGGAGTAACACCAAAGCACTTTAATTTGCAATACGATACTACTAATATAGAACAAATGCAATTTAGCTATACACAAAAATCATTTAAACAAAATCCTGTAATTAATTAAAACAGAAAATATTATGAACGAAATATGGCTTATGTCTCCTAACGCCAGACTTAAAAAATGGCGATCATTTAGGAAAGATCTAGTTAATCTAGAGTATATGGATGCAATCACAGCTTGCGTTGAGCTGTGGTCAAGCGCACCAATCTCTTCAAGAGTACTAGATATATATAATACAGATACCTGGTTACGACCATGGGATCTACTTTGGTCAGGTGACTTAGACCAAGATGCTATAACATTAGGTATGGCATACACATTACAGCTAGGAGGCATTTCAACTAATGAGATCCGACTAGTACAAGACCAGAATAAAACTTTTTTAAAACTAATAGTAGTTGTTGACAACCAATATGTTTTAAGTTATAGTTACGGAGAAATTGAAGACATTAAAGTCTTGGAAGATGTAGATACACTAACTACTGTTCCAGTACAAGACTTATTATAAGAGAATGGGGTGAACAAATAAATGAGTAAAGAAATTACAGTAATTAAAAGAGATGGCACTAAAGAGTCATTGGACCTGGAAAAGATGCATCAAGTTGTATTTTTTGCTTGTGAAGGAATAGCTGGTGTAAGTGCTAGTGAAGTAGAAATAAAAAGTCACATTCAATTTTACAATGGTATTGAAACTGCGGATGTACAAGAAACATTAATTAAAGCTGCTGCTGATTTAATTAGTGAAGAAACACCTAACTACCAATGGGTAGCAGGACGTTTAGTAAACTATCATATTCGTAAACAAGTATATGGTGATTTTGAGCCATGGCATTTACGTGATATTGCTAAGAAAAATGTAGAGCTAGGTTACTACGATAACAATTTTTTTACTGCCTTTACTGATGATGAAATTGACCAACTTAATGGATACATTAAGCACCAACGTGATGAGAACATCTCATATGTTGGTATGGAACAATTTCGTGGAAAATATTTAACACAAAACCGTGTAACTGGGCAGTTGTATGAAACTCCTCAGATTGCATATATGATGATCGCAGCAACACTATTTCAAGACTATCCAACAGATACACGTATGAAATGGATTAAGGACTTTTATGACGCTAGTAGTAATTTCGATATTAGTTTACCTACTCCTATTATGGCCGGACTCCGCTCGCCGCAACGTCAATTCAGCAGTTGTGTACTTATTGAGACCGATGATAGTCTTGACTCTATTAATGCTACTAGTAGTTCTATTGTAAAGTATGTAAGTCAAAAAGCAGGTATTGGAATTGGTGCTGGTAGTATACGTGCAATTGG